GGCGGTGGTTATACAGGCATGGGAGCAAGAGCAGGTGGTATAGATGGCAAGGGTGGCTTTCCTGCAATTTTACATCCCAACGAAACTGTTATAGATCACACTAAAGGACAGGGTATGGGAGCTACAGTAAACTTTAATATATCTACTGTAGATGCAGCAGGATTTGATCAACTATTAGCATCAAGAAAAGGTTTAATAACAAGCATTATAAATAATGCTATGAACAATCAAGGTAAGATGGGAGTTGTATAATGTCAGGTGCTTTTCCAACAAATCCATTATTTAGAGCCTTACAGTTTCAAGATAATAGACCAACACTTTTAAATCAAACACTATCAGGTAAAAAACAGGTTAGACAAATAGGTTCTCAATACTTTTCATTTACAGTACAGATGCCACCTATGACACAAGAGAAGTCACAAGAGATATTTGCTTTCTTACAAAAACAAAAAGGTTCTTTTGAGGATTTTACAATACAAGCACCATTAGATAATTTAGGTGCATCAAAAGGCGAAACAGATATTTTAGTTGCAGGTTCTCATACTGCTGCTGATGCTTCTATTGCACTTGATGGTTTTACTGCAAATACAACTGGTGCATTAAAAGCTGGTGATCTTATAAAGTTTGCAAATCATACTAAAGTTTATATGGTACAAAGTGATATTGATTCAGATGGATCAGGTGCATTGACTGTATTAATATCTCCAAATCTTATAACTACTCTAGCTGATAATGAAGCTGTTACTGTAAATAAACCAAGTTTTACTGTATATCTTAAAAACAATGAGATTATGTATTCAACAGATGCTAGTGGTTTATATACTATTTCATTTGATGTTAGAGAGGTTATTACCTAATGCCAAGAACCTTATCTACTGCTTTACAAACACAAGTATCATCAACAGCAACTAGAATAGCTTTTCTAGTTGAGTTAAATCTATCCTCAACAATAAGGCTAACAAATTATTATACTAATGTTGTTTATGATTCTAATACTTATGAAGCTGGTGGTTCTTTTTTAACAGTAGATGCAACTGCTGAAACTGGTCAATTACAAGTAGATGAAATTAATATTGGGTTCTCTAATATTACAGATCAGGTTAGGTCTTTAGTACAAACTGGTGCATTTACAGATAAAACAGTAGAAATATATATAGCTTATTTTGATGCTAGTGAAACTATTGTAGGTGCAATAAATTATTTTACAGGTCAAGTAAGGAATGTATCTATACAAGAAAACATAAATGATTCTGTTCTTAATATGACTGTTGCTAGTCATTGGTCAAATTGGAACTTAACTAAGGGTAGACATTTTTCTGATGAATCACAACAAACCTTTAGTAGTGGTGATAAGGGAATGGAGTTTGCAACACAAGTAAAAGAAGATGTTAGGTGGGGGCAGTAATGGGTGTATTTAGTGCCATAGTAGGATTTTTTAAAGCCATAGGAACTGCTTGGAAAGCTGCATCTACACTACAAAAGATAGGGTATGCAATACAAGCTATAACACTTGCAGTTGGCGTAAAAGGATTTATGCAAGCAAGACAAATGCTTGCAAAAGGTCAAGACATACTTGCAAACAAAACATCTGCTGGTGGCAAGTTACCAGTCATATATGGTACTCGTAGAGTTGGCACACAAATTATCTACATGGATACCAATTCAAATGATTCAAGAGATTTATATGTTGTCTATGCTTTAGCTGTTGGAGAGTGTGAAGAAATATTAGGAAGAACGATTGAACTAGATGGCAATCCTCTTACTGATTCTGCAAGATTTAGGGATGGTGGTTATATAGGTTCAGATAAAATTAGTTCAGGATCAGGTTCTTTAAATACTGTTTCACAAAATGGTACTGGTACAGATGTTGGAAATGGCGGGTTTGGAACTTCGCCAACAGCTAAATATAGATATGTGATGAACTTACATCATGGAGCTGCTACACAAACTGCTGATCCTATGTTAGTTGCTTCTATGTCAAACTGGACTTCAGCACATAAGCTAAATGGCGTTTGTTATATAGCAGCACATTATGGTTATGATAAAAAGGGAATGTGGTCAGGAGTTCCACAATTAACAGTACAGGTTAAGGGTAAAAAAGTATTTGATCCTAGAGATAGCAATCAAACCTTTGGAACTGTATCTACTTATGAATGGTCTGATAATTCTGCATTATGTTTTTTGGATTACATAACAAATGATGAATATGGTAAAGGACTACCAATAGCAAAAGTTAACACAACAACATTTTCTACTGCTGCTAATGTAGCTGAAGGACTACAAGACAATCCCTATTATAATGGAACAGCTAAATCTATTAATTGGAGTGGTACAGCAGGAAGTAATTTTATTTTAGTACCATCAGGACAGACAAATGCAGGTATTAGATGGTGGCAAAATAAGGTTGGCGAAAATATTACACTTACAGATTCAGCAGGTAATGTTGTTTTAAATAGCGTACAGATTACAGGGGTTTCAAGAAATAGATATTATGATGCATCAGCAGAATTGGTTATTTTTGTAAATGCTACTATAGGGGCAACTTATGCAGAGCAGACAGGCACTATACTTGCTAAAGTAAAAAGATTTCATTGTAACGGATATTTGGATGCCAATAAAAGTGTTATGGATAATGCTAAAGAATTACTTGCAAATATGCGAGGGATTTTTCTATATGTGGATGGCAAATATGAATTACAAATAGAAGATACAGGATCATCTTCTTTTAGTATTACAGATAATCATGTAATAGCTGATGCTGGTATATCAGTTGATTATGGTAATAAAGACCAAAGAGCTAATAAGGTTATTATTGAATTTTTTAATGCTAATAAGAAATATGAATTAGATACAGCAATAATTCTTCATTCTGCTACAACTGATGCAAATGATTTTACATCAGATGATGGTGGTGAAGAACTAGAAATTAAAGCAGAGTTTCCTTATGTAAGTGATCCTTATATTGCACATAATATGGGCAAGGCAATTTTAACAAGAAGCAGAAATCAAACAACAATACAGTTTTTAGGAACGCCTGAAATGTATAAACTTAATGTAGGTGATATTGTTTCATTTACTTACGCAGGTCTTGGTTTTAATGGAAAGGTATGTAGAGTAGAAGGACTAGAACTGCAAACAGATGGCTTAGTTGCTGTTAGCTTAATAGAATATTTTGATGTTTATACATGGGAAGTACCAGCACAAGAGCCAGTAGAAGAACTTGCTGATCTACCTTCTGCTTATGCTGTAAAAGCACCAACAGGTTTAGCATTTACTGATACTGATTCTAGTTCTACAGGTAGACCTTTTCTATCTTGGAATGAGCCAACTGATTTTCCTGATTATGAATATAGGGTTAATGTAATTGATTCTTCAGGCAATCAAGTTGTTAATAAAATTGTTGATGTAACAAATTGTGATCTTAATTTTTTACCAGTAGATTCTAATTATGTGGCAAATGTAAGTGCAATTAATACTTTAGGCTCAGAATCTTCTGTTGCTGCTCTTATATTTACTATTGGAAATGCACCAGTAATTACCAATGATTTAAAAGATTCAGTAGTTACAGAATTAAAAATAGCTGCTGATGCTGTAACAAATGCAAAAATAGCAGTAGATGCAATTCAAGGTGATGTTATTGCTGCTGGTGCTATTACAGAACAAAAGCTAGGTGTGGATGCTGTTACATCTGCAAAAATTGCTGATAATGCAATTAATTCAGCACAAATAGCTGCTGATGCTGTTATAACAGCAAAAATAGCTGATGATGCGGTTACTAATGCTTTAATTGCTACAGATGCAGTAAATCAAGATTCAATAGCAGCAAATGCAGTAACAGCAACACAAATAGTTGCAGGAACAATAACAGCAAGTGAAATAGCATCAAGTGCTATAACTACAGCAAAAATAGCAACAGGTGCAATTACTGCTGGTAAGATAGGAGCTGGTGAAATAACTGCTAATGAAATAGCTGCAAATACAATTACATCAAATCAAATAGCATCAAATGCAATAACAACAGATGAATTAGCTGCAAACTCAATCACTTCAGCAAAAATTGTTGCAAATACAATTACTGCATCTGATATAGCTTCTGATACTATTACTGCAACAGAAATAGCAGCAGGTGCAATAGCAACAGATCAATTAGCTGCTGGTGCTGTTGTAGCAGCAAAAATAACATCAGGAACTATTACTGCTTTACAAATAGCTTCAGATGCAATAACAACAGATAAAATACTAGCCAATCAAGTTACAGCAACAAAAATAAATGTTACTGATTTAGTCTTACCTTCAAATGGTGGTTTAGTAGCTGGTAGTAGTATTGGTAATTTTAATAATAACAGTAAACGCTATGCTCATGCTATGAGTGTTGGTAGTGGTGCAGGATTTTATATTGGCTATGTAAGATTGATTGGCGGAACAGGTCAAGTAAAGAGTATAAGTATGTTATTTTCAGATGGAACTTTTGGTGCAAGTGCATCAAATCAAATCAATACTACCGAAACTTCAGGTGGTACTGATACAACAAAACTTACTGATAACGCTTCAAGTCCATTTAGATATGTAACTCCTGATTTAGAAAAAATGATGGGTTTAATTAATGAAAGCAGACTTACTTCAAGTGCTGATACCACAAATATTCCATTAGCATTTAGATATACAGGTTCAGGTACAGTAAATCTATTTATATATGGTCAGGGTGATGGTAATGCTTTGCAGATAGGATCAGCAGATGCTAGATTTATTAAGTTTAGTGCGAGTTAATTATGGCATTTATTAAAAAATATACAGTAACATTTATACCTAATGTAATAAAGTCAAAACAAATTGTAGAAGGTGGTAAACATTTAGTATCAGAGGTTGAATATACAATTAACGCATTTGAAACAACAAACTCTAGTAATACTTTGGTTGTTGAGAAACAAAATATAACATTTAATTATTTAACAAAAGTAACATCTGATGCAGATTTTGTAGAAATTGATGATGTTACTGATAGCATTGTGCAGGGTTGGATAAATACACATTTTAGTACAAGAGAATTAGAACTTAATTCTTTTTTAACATATATTGATACTGGTTTTGTATCATCAGTAGAAGATGATATAGATTTAAACAATCCATATCAATAAACAAGGAGATTCTATAAATAATTAGTTAGATAAATAATTTTATTGATAATGAAACATTTATAAATAACAAACATAGGTATAAAATTAACAAAAGGACTTTAATATGGCTCAACACGATTACAATATAGCAAACCAAACAGGTGCAAACTTTAGAGCAGACCTTAATAATGCTTTGTTAGCTATTGCATCAAACAATAGCGGTACTAGCGAACCATCTACTAAATTTGCTTATGAATGGTGGATTGACACATCAAGCAATGTTTTAAAATTAAGAAACAGTAGTAATAACGCTTGGATTACAATGCCATTTAGCATTACTTCTGATAATACAGTAGATATAAATGCTGGTACTATTAATGGTATTACATCGTTAAGTTTTAGTTCAGGCTCTACAGTTGCATCTATATTAGATGAAGATAATTTAGCTAGTGATTCTGCAACAGCTTTAGCAACACAACAATCCATAAAGGCTTATGTAGATAGTCAAGTTACAGCACAAGACCTAGATATTACAGATGGTTCTTCTACTATTGCTATTGATCTTGATTCTGAAACATTATCTTTGCTTGGCGGTACTGGTATTACAAGTACAGCATCAGGTAATGGTGTAACTTTTGCTATTGGTCAACCAGTAGCAACATCAGACAATGTAGTATTTAACCAAGTGACAGGTGCTTTAGTTGGTAATGCTTCTACTGCTACTACACTACAAAATGCAAGAACAATATCAGGTGTTAGCTTTGATGGTTCTGCAAACATAACTTTAGATACAGATGATATTGGTGAAGGCTCTACAAATCTGTATTACACAAATGCTAGATTTGATACAAGACTAGCAACAAAGACTACAAATAATCTAACTGAAGGTACAAATCTTTATTACACAAATGAAAGAGTGGATGATGAAGTAAATTCATTATTAACAGCAGGAACAGGCATATCACTTAGTTATAACGATGGTGCTAACACATTAACAATAACAAATACTAATAGTGCTGATATTACTTCTGTTGTAGCTGGTGATGGCTTAACAGGTGGTGGTACTTCAGGTGATGTAACATTAGCTGTTGGCGTTGATGATTCTTCTATAGAAATAAATTCTGATGCATTAAGAGTAAAAGCAAGTGGTATTACAAATGCTATGCTTGGTGGCTCTATTGCAAATGCTAAACTAAGTAATTCTAGCGTTACTATAAATTCACAAGCAATATCATTAGGCGGTTCTCATACCTTTAATACTGATGCGATAGGAGAAGGATCATCTAACTTGTATTTCACCAATGAAAGAACAGATGACAGAGTTGCTAATTTAATACAAGATGGAACAGGTATAAGTTTTACTTATGATGATACTGCTGGAACATTAACACCGCTTATAACACTTGCACCATTTGATACAGATAATTTATCAGAAGGATCAAGTAATTTATATTATACAAACGCTAGAGCAAACTCTGCTATTGATGCAAGAGTAACAAATACATTTATAAATAATTTAAGTGGCGTTGTAGCAGATACATCTACAGCACTTGCAACAGCTAGAACTATTGCAGTTGCAGGTGATGTTGTTGGTTCAGCATCTTTTGATGGTACTGCTGATATATCTATATCTACAACAATACAAGCTAACTCAGTTGCACTTGGAACTGATACAACAGGCAATTACATACAAACAATTACTGGAACAGCTAATAAAGTTTCTGTTTCAGGATCAGGAAGTGAGTCAGCAGATGTAACTCTTACATTACCATCAGATGTCCAAATAGCTAATGACTTAACTGTAGCAGGTGATTTGACTGTAAATGGCGATCTTACTTATCTTGATACAACAAATCTTAAAATAGAAGATAACTTATTTGAGTTAAATGCAAATCTAACTGGATCACCAGTAAATGATTCAGGTATGTTGATAAATAGAGGTAATCAAAACAATGCTGTATTTATTTGGGATGAATCAGCAGATAAATTTACTCTTGGTTTAACAACAGCAGATGGAACAGCAACAGGTAATATAACACTTGCATCTTTAGGAACTCTTGTAGGTAATTTAGAGGGTGCTGTAACAGGAACAGTATCATCTATTAGCAATCATTCTACTTCTGATCTAAGTGAGGGAACTAATCTATATTTTACTAATGCAAGAGCTAGATCAGCAATATCTGCAAGTGGTGATATTTCATATAATAGCAGTACAGGTGTTATAAGTTTTACACAATCAACAGCACCAGTAACAAGTGTTAATTCAGCAACAGGAACAGTTGTATTAGATACAGATGATATTGGAGAAGGTTCTTCTAATTTATATTTTACAAATGCTAGAGCAAGGTCAGCTATTAGCGAAAGCTCAACACAACTAGCATACAACTCTTCTACAGGTGTTTTAACTTATACACAAGGAGATACAGATACAGTAGGGGAAGGATCAAGTAATCTATATTTCACAAACGAAAGGGTTGATGATCGTGTTTCAACATTTATACAAAATGGAACTGGCATAAGCTGGAGCTATAACGATGGATCAAACACATTTACACCAACAATATCTTTATCTAGTTTTGATACAGATAATTTAAGTGAAGGATCAAGCAATCTTTATTATACTGATGCAAGAGCTAATTCTGCTATAGATGCTAGGGTTACAAATACTTTTATTAATAACTTATCAGGTGTTGTTGCAGATACAACAACCGCTTTAGCAAATGCAAGAACAATAGGCGGTGTATCTTTTGATGGTACTGCAAATATAGATTTAGCTGGTGTAAATACAACAGGCAATCAAGACACTACAGGTAATGCTGCTACAGCTACAGCTTTAGCAACAGGAAGAACAATAGGAATGACTGGAGATGTTGTTTGGACTTCTGCATCCTTTGATGGATCAGGTAATGTTACAGGAACAGCAACAATACAAGCTAATAGTGTTGCATTAGGTACTGATACTACAGGCGATTATGTAAGCACAATAACAGGTGGTACTGGTATTACTTCTACAGGTGCTACTTCAGGTGAGGGTGTTGCACATTCATTATCAGTAGATGCTGCTCAAACACAAATAACAAGTGTTGGAACTCTTACCACACTTACAGTTGACAATGTAATAGTTAATGGAACAACGATAGGTCATACTTCTGATACAGATTTAATGACTCTTGCTGATGGTGTTTTAACAGTAGCAGGTGAGTTAGATGCTACAAGTTTAGATATTTCAGGAAACGCAGATATTGATGGAACACTTGAAACAGATAATCTAACAGTAGGTGGACAACAAGGAACTGATGGTCAGGTGTTAACATCTACAGGAAGTGGAGTTGCATGGGAAGATGCATCAGGTGGTGTAGCAGGTATTGTTTCAAATGCTAATGCTACAGCTATAACTATTGATAGTAGTGAAA